ATGTTTGTGAACCAGATTTTATATTTGTTACTGGAGCACCCATATCTAAAAATACAAAAAATAAATATTGTCTTGCACCACCAGTAAATCTTGTCTTATATGACTCTATATCCATTAAAAACTTTGCCATACTTTTCTCCAAATAAAAAGGTCTAAAGGGATTATTTTCCCTTTAGACCTTAATAGATCCGTTGAAGATTAATCTTCAAGTGGGCTGGTAATACTGTCTATTTTATTACCTATTTATGCGAATGTTGTTGTTGCTCCGTATCTTGTTTTATCAATAACATGATATAAATAAGTAAATGCAACATCAAACTGAACAACATCACTATTACTATAATCAAGTGTAGCTGTAGCAATATTCTTAGGCCATGCACCTACTAGTTTATATTTTAATATCGGCTGACTATTCAAATCAAGAAGTTCAAGTTGTTGATCGGCAAAATATACTGTTGGTGCGCTGTAAATATTAGTTGTTGGGTCATGAATAAGAGCAGCCCAATTATGGAACATTTGCTGTATTGCTGCATCTCGATCAACATTAAATGTTACAGTCCAATCAGAATATGTGTATTTACCAGCCATTTTAAAATCAAAACCTTGCCAATTAGTCATAATTTCTTCTGATGTAGTATCTGGAAGATTTGTTGCTCTTACAAGATAAGTAGCCTTTTCAGTATCACCACCAATAGCAGTTGGAAAGTTAGGCTTGAAATAGAATAAATAAGCCCTTGCCCCTCCCTGAAAATTAGCTCTATAGCTATCTATATCAAACTTTGGCATATGTTATTCCTCCTCTATTCTATTAAGCACCTGCTCCCATAAGCTCGGTGAATGAAGCTCCTGTTTTTGTTGCGATGAAGTTCAGAACGATAAATTCTGCAGCTCTTGTTGGTTTAATATAAATGTCACACCATAATTCATTGCGATCAATTCTTTCTGGTGTATTATTTGTTTCATCACAAACAACCATATAATCATAGATACCTCTACGAGAACGAACATCTCTCAAGAATGGATCAATCATATTAACCAATAACAGTCTTGTGAGATCATCATTTGGTTCAAATAAGAAATATTTTGCTGCTGTTGAAATTGCTTTTTCAAGAACTAAGAACAATCTACGAACATTAACACGATTAAATGCTGATTCTTTATCTAATAGTGTTTTTTGACCCCAAACTGATTTGCCTTGACCAGCAAAACTTACGATTGGGTTAATTCCATTTTTATATAGAATATCCCGTTCACCCTTTGTTGGGTTCCAAGCTAACCTACGGATATTACCAAGAAGTGCTCTGTTCAAACCAGCAGGTGCGAACCATGGATCAGAAACATCATCAGTATTTGCATATATACCAGCAATATGACCGGAAGCAGGAATCCAACGATAACGACCATTCCATTTATCATATACTTCAAGCCAATTACCATACAAAGCAGCATAACTTGTATTTTCATTCAATGTATCTTTACGATATGAACGAAGTGCTTCTGTTTCATTTCCTCTATTATTGATAACATCTGTTGACAAACAATCAAGAATAGCAATGCTGTCTTTACGATCTTCTGCAATACTTACAATATATGATTTTACAGTTGTTGATTTATTTGAATCTATAAAAATGTTTACATCTATTTCATCAGCATTTTTATACAAGTCAAAATCAAGTTCAATCTGTGCATCACTTATAGTATCACCATTATTATCTTGACCACCTTCAAATACTTGCCATGCTGATGTTGCAATATTAATATCCTGATCAAGGGCTGCTTCATTCATTGATATTCTAATGTATTGTGATGATTCATTTATCATGGATTCAGCATATTTTTTCTGACCTTCATCATTTATACGATTTTGGTCTGTTGAAACGTTCCATATTTCAACAGTTTTCCAATTAGCTTCTTTTACTTCATCTCCTTGACTTACTGCTTGAACAACAATAAGAAAATCTCTTGAATCAGTAAGTGGACTATCAATTCCATGTAAAACAGAATATGTATCCCATGAACTATTTCCACCAGAAGCAATTGCACTATATGTTGAATAATCTATACAAGCTACGCGAATATTATTCCCCCAAGCCCCTCTTGAAGAAGCAATTAAATAAAACGGATATGTACCAGAAACAGTTATTTCGTTTCCAAATTCATCAGGGTCTTCGCTTTCAAAATCACTTAATTTATAAGCATTTTCAGTAGTAAATGGTGTAAACGAATAAGATGCACCACCAGATGCTGCTTTTGTTCCAGCAAATGTTGCTGAAGTTGGCATTGTTCTTGTGCAATATAGAGCTGATCCATATCTCAAAAATCCCACTGCCGAAAGAATATCTTGATAACAAGATGAATCTGTTGTTGGTTTTCCAAATATTGATATAAGATCATTAGTACTTGTTATCAGTTGTTTCTTTCTTTCAGGTCCCTTATAGGTATTTCTAAGCACAGTTACAGCTATTGAAGTTGCTACCGCTGGTATTGTGGTAGTTAAATCTATTTCATTTACGTCTACCAAAGGTGATAGATAAAAAGCCATATGTTTATCCTCCTAATTATGGTTCTCAATACTATTTAGTATTATTTATATTATTTTAATTAAAAATATTTTATTATATTTTAACAATTTCATATCTATCAAATACCAAAGTAGCCGAACATTCAACTTGTGATTCACCTTCTCTTTGAGATAACATAACTTCACCAAGGCTTAATATCCACACATTTTTAAAAAGTATTTTCAATACTGTATTTTGAAAATTATCTGTTATTTTTAAAGAACAATCAACCATATATTCTGATGGTATGCTACTCGCTATATTATAATTATTAGATATTGATGTTAGCCAATTAAATAATATTGACCAATTATTATATTGTGAATCAACAATAAATTGTATGTTCCAAACATCAAATGTCATACCACCAACATGATATAACATTTTATTTCCTTGCCATTTTGATTCTGACTGATCAAGTGATACAGATGGTATAATGGTTCCAAATATATTTAGTACTAATTCTTTTGTAGCATCTAATGTTCTTTCAGTTGGTAATAATGGAATACCAAGCTGATAATTAGTAGATGTTGTTTTATTTAGATTAGTCATCACCAAAAACCTCATAATTATACATTATAGCAGCATCTTCATCATATCCAAGACCTTCAAGAAACAAACTTTCTATAGCTGTAGTATCAGCACCAGATGTAAATACTGTTTCTGTTCCGCGTTCTTCCCAAGATGAATCATTAGAAAAGAATCTTACTAATATTTTTTCAACGATACCAGAATTTATAACAGTAACACCACCTGAACCCATATTAAATCCAAGACCAGGTAAGCTTCCAGAAGCTGATGGTGGTATTTCTTCATAATCATTATAAGAACCACTACCTGGAACACTTCCAGTGGATGTACCTATAATAAGTGGCCTCATAACATATGTTTGAAGAGTAAAAGATACTGTCCATTTCAATACTCTCCAATCTTCTTCAGCCATATCTTCTGTAACATCTGGCGTTGCATTATTCAAAACAACCTTAACATCCATTCTTGCATCAAGTTCTGGAAAATAAACTCTAATAAAATTATGTGGAGCAAAAAATGGCAATATTTGCTCAAGTATTTGATCAATATCAACAATATGAAGTGCCCATATGTTCAAATTAATGCTCATGTTATAAGGCATTGCATTTTTAAACATTTTAAGACTTTTTGTTGTTAAATCTCTACTAATAACAATATCTTGTTCACGATTTGTCATTCTGGAAGCATCAAAATCAATAGCTGTAATATTAGCAGCCATAAGTGGTAATATTTCATCTGTTTTTTTACCACCGGATTGTTTCCAATAAAATGCCTTTTCTTTTGGTCCAAAAGTTAATGGAACTCGAATTATCTTTGTTGCATATCCATTATTATCGTACCTTGCAACATATATCGTTCTAAAAAGGTCTAAAAACTGTATTAGAGAACGTCTTATACTTTTATGAAAAAAATATCCCCTCATACAGTTTCATCTCCCAATTCTTTTATTATTTTTTCTTGTGCGTACTGTGGATATTTATATACTTTTATATCTAATAATATCTTTTTTATTCTTGTTTCAAGAGATGGATGCTCTTCAAAAAATGATAAAATTTTATATATAAATGTTGATATTTTACTTTCTGGTTGATAATATAATTTCTTCAAAGCACTTACAAGTATATCACCCATTCCTAGTTTAACTGCTATATTATCAGCTTCAATTTCCATTTCTTTTGACATTATAGTATTTGTTATATTTCCAGCATTCATTAGTAAGAAAAATGCCATTATAGAATAAAATAAACTACCCATACCTGAAGCTATAGTTAATGCGAGAAGTATAAAAGCATTTCGTCTTATAAATGTAATGTATGTATGTCTTTTAAGATAATGCCCATATTCATGTATAGCAATAGCCATTAATTCTTCATTTGTAAAATCTTCAGCTAACATTTCTTCTGTAAAAAATATATAATCACCTATTGTAAAAGCATTAGAAACACCTTCAATATTCAGTGTATATAACTTAAAACCAAGATCATTATAACCATTTTGATTAAGAAATTCTTTTACATTTCTTTCAGATTTTATATCTCTTTTAGATGATAACCAAAGATCATTATATGCTTTTATTATTTGATAAAGATAATAACCAATAGTTCCAGCAGCTATGGAGCTAAGTACTATTGATTCATTCTGTTTCTGTAAATATTCTTCAAATTTACTCATAATTACCTCAAATATATACTGTTATCTACATCACTACATGAATCAATAGTATCACTTTTTATTGTGTTATAAAGCTCTTTATTACTTGAAAATGTTTATCCTTATTAAGATGCCATTTATCTTCTGTAATTACTAAAAGTTCAATACCTTTTATTTTACATTGTTCAATTTTTATCTCATCACGTTTCATTTGTATGTATTGATTGTGCCAGTATAATCCATTATATTCAATAGCTTTATTTATTTCTGGGAGCCATATATCAAGTTCTAAATTATAACCAGTATATTGATTGGTGATATTTGATCTATCACCAACAATGATTTCACCTTTATATAAAGTTTTTATGAAATTAACAATTTCTTTCTCTGGACCAGATTGTTTATCCAATGGGCATCTATGACCCTGTTGAAAGTCATTGTATCTCATTTTTATATAGTGACCATCTTGACACATAACATCAAGCAATTGCCGATTATTCTTATAAGATGTTGATAATAATTTATATCCCTTTTGCTCAAAATATTCTTTAACATTATCTATCCTATGTCTAGTTGTTTGATTCGACCGTTCATTATAACATATTTGGCACCCATGTCCATTTCTGAATCTTGGGACTGTTGTAATATAAGGATTGTGGTTTTTATCACATTGAACTAATATCTTCTTACTTCCATAATACTCTATAAGTTTATATCCTCTAGTATTAAGTAGTTCTTCTATCTCCGGTATAGTTATCTTAGCAACACCATTACATACTGGACAACTAGTTTTACGTTTAAAATCGGCAAATCTTACTAATCTTCTATGCCCAAAAGGACATTCGACATCTATTTTTATAGATGATTTTACAAATTTACCATGTAATTTAAATCCTACTGATTCACAGTATTTTCTAACATCTTCTGTTGTTAATAATTTTCGTTTCATCTTAGATATATACTATCATCTACATCACTATATGAATCAATAGTATCACTCTGTTCTTCAATCCATTCATTATCACCATATCCAGACATTGGAACAGTTTCAGTGCAAACTTCAGTTGCAGTTGCTGACTGTTCGGAAAATCTATATGGTCTCAATACTAGAATGTATATCATTTTCTTTAGCTGAAATATTCTGTCATCATCATCAACATGAACTACTTCAAATTCACGATCCAACCATTTAATATAAATAACATCCCCAATATTTGGCTTAAGTGTTTGTGATATATCACGATTCCATGTTCCTATTGGTATATGACATGTTATTATATCACCACCAAACATACCAAAACTACTCCATAAATTTGGTTCTTCACCTACATCATATAAAACTTTTGTTTCTATGGGATCATCATATGTTGTGTTAGTATGTTCACCATAAAGTGGATCATAAGGAATATCGGTGTTTCTACGCCAATATTCAACTTCAATACCAGCTATATCAGTAAACTCCATCAGATAACTTTGAATAAGGTTATGTTCCTGATTAAACTGTAAATCATATAATGTCCATTTAGGTTTTGTTAAACCGGCATTAGGAAGTCGTGGCATTATTGATCTCCAAGAAAGTTTTTTAATCTTTTCATTTCATATTGTTGGTTCTTTTTCCATTCATTATGCCATATAATGTACAAGTCTATATTTTGTTTATCACAATATTCTTTTTTTACTTTATCCCTATATAATGTATCAACATCATTATGATAATATTCTCCATTGAACTCTATAGCTTTCCGCATTGATGGTATCCATATATCAAGCTCTAATGGGTATCCTGATATGGGATTTCTTATCATTGACCTATCATTTTCAATAATGGCAACATCTTTCAAACACTTTTTAATAATATTAACAACCTTTTTTTCTTCTTTTGAATATCTTTGTTGCTTGCTACATTCTGGGCATCTAATTTTAGCATTGGTGAAATGGTTAAATGTTGTAATGTATGGTTGATGATTTTTATTACATTGAACCTCTATTTTAGATACATTGTTTATATATTTTTCTGATAATAGTGTATAATTATCAATAGCTAAAATTTCTTTCACATATTCTATATTATTTCGAGATTTTTCAATATTACATAACATGCATCTCTTACCCTGATAGAAATTACCATATGTAACTTTATATTGATGCCCTTTTGGGCAAGAAACTTCAAGTAATTCCTTAGATGTTATATATTTGTCAGATATTAATTTATATCCATATTTTTCAATCTTATTTTTGACATATTCATATGTCAGCTTCTTCATTATTTATCCTTTATTGAAAAACTTAGCCTTGCATTATCCAACCACCTTCAAAGGGTTCTTCATTCCTTAGCTGTTCTTCAAGTTTTTCGATTTCTTCTTTACCTTCAGACATCAAAGCATCACCATCCATTTGAACATTCATGTTACCAATAGCTTGAAATGATCCAAATTTTCTTCTTATTAAGCCAAGATTCTGCTTTGATAATGCTGTTGCATAATCAAATATCCACATATTATCATATAAATCTTCATCAGTTCCTTCTAGTGTAAAACATCTCAATAGAATATAACCGGGACTATCATATGTTATACCATCTACTGTTATATATGATCCACTTAATGGTGGGGTTGGCATTATTTCTAATGTATTGGTATATCTATGATATTTGTATGTATATGTGTCAACTACATATCGTTTTAATGTTTCAAGAAAGTCACGAGCTATATGATATGATACTATTGTAAATTCTGATGTTGGTTTACCACCTATACCACCACGACCTAACATCTGATCGAACATACCTGCATTATACATATAATTACTAATTGTGAAAAGTTGATTTACACCACCATAAGGCTGTGTATCATATGCTATAACATCAATAACATCACCTGGTAGATCATAAGTACTAACACCACCTGATAACATTAATGTATAATATGTTTCTTGTGTTGCCTGTCCTACTGCCCATTTAATAAATCTTTGTCTTGAATAATCAATATTATCCTGTATAGTTGCATCTTCAAGTTCTATTTTTACCATTGGAAAACCAAGACGACGCTTTATCTTTTCTACTAAATTAGATTTTTTCATATTTTTTAATTCTCCCTATTATCTATTTATACTGAAAATCTTTAGTAATCCAAGAAAAATCTTCTCTTGGTTCAACATCTGAAAGGATACCCCAAGCATCTTCTTCATTATCATCTTTTTTTAATTCATATGTTTCTTCAAAAATCCCCATTTCTAATGTAAAACAAGCCCAATATAAAGCAGATACACAATCATCATGTGTATCTTTACCGAAAAATCTGTTATTTTGTTCAATAAAGCTTGATAATTCAGATACAGTATCATAATCTGTTATAAGTAAAGAACCATCTTCAATAAGTTTTTTCATAAGAAGAACAGCTCTAGGTTTAGTTTTTGTTGTAGCTCTTATACCAAGATCAGTACTTTTTGAACCACTATTAACAAGATTTTCATTTTCAAATTCCCACCATATCCTACTTACGACTGCAGCTCCTTCAGCATTATTTTCAACCATTATATATGCACTATTATAATAATATGATATTTTATTAATAACTTCTGAAAACTTATATACATCAATTGTATTATCCCTATATTTTGCTACTTGAATCATTTTTATAGGCTTCATTGAAATAATTTTTAACACTTGTATAACTGAAAAATTTTCACCAGTTCCCTTAGCCGTATCAACACCAATAATATATGTACTTTTTTTATCTGGTTTTTCATATATCAAGAACTTATTATCAAGTTGTGTTTCAACTGGTTCTTGAGTCAATGTATACAATGTTTCTAAACATTGTGGATCAATAACAGTTGCGATTGATCCCAAGAATTCAACATCATATTCCTGTTTAAACCTTCTTAAACCAAGATTTTTTTTCTGTATTTCAGCCCATTTGTCATCTCTACCCGGAACAACTCTCCAATCAAACTTTAAACATTTAAATTCATTTTCATTACGTTCTGCTTGTGAATATATTGTATGAAACTGATTAAAAACACCATTAGGTGTTGATACTATTATAATTTTAGCTTCTTCCGAAGCTGAAATAGTTGGATAGTTGGCTGACCAAAAATCATCAGCAATATGTTTTCTAACAAAAGCATATTCATCAGCAATTAACACATTTATTGTTCTACCACGAAAAGCATCTGATGAAGTGGCTGAAACCATAATTCGCGTTCCATTATCAAACTCAATAAACATTTTACTTAAAGATTTAACACCTGGTTTTAACCATACTGGTAATTCTTCATACATTATATTGATACGATGTAATATATCAATAGCTGATACTTGTTTATTTGATACTATACCAATTGTTTTATCACTGTTAAATATAGCATACCATAAAGCATAACTAGCAACTGTTGTAGATTTTCCAGACTGCCTTGATAATAAAAAAATAGTAAATCTATTATTAACTATTAGATTTATCATTTCTTTTTGATATAAATATGGATCAAACGACAATCTTCCTTTATCTGGATGGACTATTTTTATATATTTAAAAAAATACCATATATCTTCTGAGCATTTTTTGAGTTCTCTAACCTCTTCAAGAGTATATTCATGCTCTTGTAATGGTTTTTTAATATAATCATCATATTTTAAACCCACAGATTATACCTCCTAATCGCAATAAAAAAACCTCAATAGCTATTTATAAACTATTGAGGCTCTTTATAAAGATGATAATTATATATTTATATGATAAAATAATTTTGATCTAATGGATTTGCTACGCTATGGGTAACATTAAATCCTATTTTGTCATCCTTTTCCACTTTAAAAATAATATCTTTATTGTCTTGTTTTGTTTCAAGGATAACAGGACGACCCCAAAGATGACAAATATGACGCATTGTTTCAACAGCATATCCTTTATCTAAAGGCGCTCCTGCGAATCTATGAATCATATATAAACTTCCATTATCATTATAATTACCATTAAGTATTTCAATCTTTGGAATACCGCTATGTGCATAACTATTTATAATAATTTGTCTAACTTCTTCTGCGGTATGATCGGTTACAATATAATCATAGTAATTTCCTTGATCTACTACTTGATATATGTATAAATCAAGTTCATGAACTAACTCTGATGTTAAAAAATCTTGCATAAAAAACCAATCAGTATAAGACCTTATAACTTCTCTAATTTTATCAAGACCTTTACCATCTTTAGTATCCCATTCTTCTTTTTGTTTTTTGTTTTTACATTGTTCATATTCAAATCCATGGCGTCCTTTATCCCATCTATCACGAATATTTTCAAAAATTCCACAACCTATATGATAAGGATTAAGACTTACATATCTTTTTGCTTTTACAAGAGAATTAGAATAATTATATTGACCATGTTCATCATTTGTTAATAACCCCTCATTAAAAAGTTTTTCCATTACAAACTGATGCACAAAAGTTGCAAATCCTTCATTTATTGTTTTAGTTTTTATCATTGGCCAATAATACTGTCCTTCACTCCTGAGTGTTTCAAGTATATCAATCTGCCAATCATCAAGTATTTTAGAATTATCAATAATATATCTCAAAATATCCTCTATTGGTTCAACTGGTGATGTTGTTTTAATTTTTTCCCAAAGTCTTCTATTATATTCATCATCTCCAATTGGTTTATTTGATTTTACTAAATCACCATATTTGGAATATTCAATCCTTGCTATTTTTTTCTTCTGTTCAAATACCCTTTTCTTTCGTTCTTCTTCTGTTTCTGTTTCAAAAGGACTAGAATGCCATTGAATGGAATGACCCGCATCAATAGTTCTTTCAACTTTATCAATGCCGTATAGTTTTTCATATTCATTAAAACGAACAGATGCATTAAACATTAAATCCATTATATCATATCTATTATTACTAAACCATTTGTTCATCTTGAATATGGCGGAATGTCCAAAACAATGAGCCATTACTAATACTTGAACAGCAAATGGATTAGTATTCATTAAATACGCTCTTGCTGGATTTGAAAAAATGATTACTTCATATGGTATATTATTATCAAGATTTTCATAAATGGTTCTTTGTTTTTCATAATCCCTTCCAAATTTCCAAGAACTAATATTTGTGGGGATTCTATAAGCCATTATTTCAAGCATTTTTTGATATGGTATTACATCCCATTCAATAGGGACGTATTCTATTTTCAAATCATCTTCTATTATTTGAACTATCCTATCTTCAATTTTTGATAATCTGTTTAAATCACTTTTATTCATTATCAATTTCCCTTCTTTGGTGTAAATAATAAGTGTTTCAATGCTGGATAAACATCATCTTTACTTGTTATTTTACATGCTAAAATATGTTTATCTACATCTTTATAATAATTTTTACCATTTTCTGTTGAAATTTTAAAATTAAAACTTTTACATATTTTATCTAAAAGACTTTGAGAATTTTCATATGTAGGATATGAAGATGGTATTATTTCAAGGTATCCAAGCATGTTAATATCTTTAGAAAGTATCGTGTTTATTGAATCAATGGTTTTATTTGTATCAAAATCCTCACCATCGCTACAATAAATGACATATTGGTTCCACATATCAATGGAATACTTTGTTTCAATAAGATATGACGCTAAATCAAAAGCAGTATGACAATACGTTCCACCCGATTCTCCCTTCTTGAAGAAAGTATCTTCATCAACAACTTTTGCTTCTGTTGTATGAACAATAAATTCAATAGCTACATTATTATATGATTTTTTCAAAAATTGAACAAGCCAGAATAAAAAAGACCTTGCTAAGTATTTTTTATCAGTACTCATAGAACCTGATGTATCCATCATAGCATAAATAACACAGTTAGAATGAGGCTCCATTTCTTCTTCAATCTGCTTAAATCTCAAATCATCATCTTCAATAAATATATCATCTGGATTTACATTTGGATCAACCTTACAATCTTTAACAATTTTTATTGCTTCTTCTAAATCACCAAAAGATTGAACAAGAGACCGATAAGCATCATCCTCGGAACATCCAGTTTCGTTAATTATTTCAGATACATACAAGGCTGTTCTTTTAATAGACTCAATCAATGTTTTTTTCTTATGAATCCTTGGCCTTGTTCCAACTTTAGATATGGAATCAAACTTCCAACCAACAGGAATAAGTTGTTCTGTTTTTATTTTTTCTTCAATATAAGGTAATCCTAAATCTTCAAACATTATTTTGATAAGATAATCAATATCAACTTCAGTTTCAATAATGTCATCACCAAGTTGATTTCCAGCTTTTCCATCTTTACCTTGTTGATCTTTTTGTTTTCTACCAATAACATCACCAGGATTTGCTGGTCCTTGACCAGCGCCAGCTTTGTTACCATTTGATGAACGATAAACAAAACGATAATCCTTCAATCCTCTAACAGGTATCTTTACTGTTTTACCACTTTTACGACTAATTATTGATTCTTCAGCAATAACATCTTTAACATTTTTGCGTATATGTTCATCAATTTTATTTCTATGGCGTTGTGAATCCCTTATAGAACGACCAGATAAATCCCACTCTTTATGATCTACTATACTCATCTATATTTCCTCATTTTTTATATGTATAATATCATATTTATCTATTTCTGTAAATAAAAAATGCCCCTAAAGGGGCATTTTTTATTTTTAACATTCATTCGTAATGTTCATTAAGATTCTTTTCGCAACACTTCACTAATAAATTGGAGAAGTGTATTAGCACAGTGTTCACAATATCCTTTGGTAATAAGTCTATCAAAAACATCCTGTCTTCGTTTCTTTGTTTTTTCATCTGTAGCTGCTTTATTAGCCAATGTAAGATTAACAAGGTCTTTCAATGATTTAATTAAAAACTTTTCAATAGCATCTTTCAAAGGAGCATAGTCTTTAAATGTAAAAGGCAATCCCCTTTCCAACAAAGAAGCCTTATGAACAAAAAGACCCTGCCTAAACTCCATTTTACTATTAACAGGAACACCAATAAGCTCTTCAATCTGCCTCATAAGTTTTTCATCAGGATCACTTGATTCACCAGTCAACATATCCTGAACCTTTTCTTTACGACAAAAAGCGGAAGCGTTAATCATATAATTATCAAATAATGATTGTGCTTGTTCTTCATAAGCAGAAATAAATGCCATATTTACTTCTTTACGAGCAATATCTTTAAACTCAGCACTTACAGACTCTTTTTCACCTAACAACATTGCCAAATATCTTTCTTTATCTTTATCTTCAATACCCATCTGATGATCAAAATTTGTTCTCAAAGAACGAATAAGATCAATAGGATTAATACACTGTTTATCTTCTTTCATACCCAATGCTACATTAAGAGCATTGATAATAAATCGTGGACTGATTCCTGTAAGTCCTTCCCCCTTTGCTCTTCCTTCTTCACGAAGGGCTCTAACATCAACCTCCTGTTTCCTCATTTCTTCTGTAATTTCACCATTATAAATCTTCATCTTTTCAACCAAGCTGGAAACTTTAGTTGAAGGTGTTAAACGACTAAGAATGGCAAATTGCGCAGCCAGCTTAAGAGTATAAGGAGCGATATGAATATTACGAAAATCGGATTCTTTAATAAGTTTTTCATAGATTTTTACTTCATCATCTACTCTCAAATTCCATGGAACATAGATAGGATAGATACGATCATGTAGAGCTTCATTTTTCTTTTCACTTTTAAAAGAATCAAATTCCACTTGATTTGTATGCCCAAGAATAAGTGTATCAATATACATCTGAGGGAATCCAGGTGATTTAATTAATTGTTCTTGAGCAGCAGGAATAAGAATATAATGAAACTTTACATCTGCCTTCAAAATTTCAATATATTCAATAAGACCACGGTTGGCAACCTGAAGTTCACCATTAAATTCATAAGCACGAGGATCAGTTTCACCATACCGTGTCATTTTAGACATATTGACACGACCGATAAGCTCAGTAACATCTTGACTTTTTACATCAGAAGGAGCAAATGTTCCAATACCTTTTCGCCTCTGTTCAGAGAAAAATGTTTTAACAACAGAAACATCTTCCCATTTAACGTGTCCATTTTCAGTATATTCATTATCCACCATCATCTGGCAAACTGGACATAGATGACCTTCAATTTTTACACCGAGCTGGTTTTCCCAATAAGGACGATCATTTAAAGGAATAAGATGAAGTGGATCTTCATTGATTGGACATCCTTTAATAGAATATATAGGTGTATCATCATTTTCCAATCCCCTTTTAATAAGGGAAGCAATAGTTGATTTACCTGAAGATACAGGACCAACCATAATAAGAATTCGTTTTCCCGTTTCTGTTCTACGAGCTGATGCTTTTAAGAAACGCATGAGATCATGGATTGGTTCGAGAATTCCATAAATCTTATTATCAAAAAATTTATATCGAACCATATCATCGTAAGAACGTGTTTTCAATTCGTCCGGTATATCCTCTACACCATATTTCATAATCATATTATAAATACGACCCGGTGCAAATTGTGCAATTTCTGGTGATTCTTTTACCAGATACAAATAATCTAATGTTGTTCCTTCCCATTCAGAATTATTTAATTTTGATCTTTGATCTAAAATAATTTGTTTAAAATCAGGGGTTCCGTTCATCATATTCTCCTTCTCCTTTAACATTTTCAATTAATTTATTTTCACCTTTAAGGAGTTTCAATAAATCTTCTCTATTAGTAACTAATATATTTTGATTTCCTATTTTATTAATATTGGTTATTTTTCTTTCTTGTAATTGTATTTGTTTTTCTTTTAATTTTATCATTTCTAGCTTGGTTTGTAAATCAGCAAATTGATTACTGATATTTCCCATTACAGAAGCTATATTTGTTATTGATTCTACTACTTTTGCCGCTACTTCAGCCATACGAGCACTAAAGTTTCCATTTTCCATTTCATTTATAATGCGATCCAAAATCAAATTAGCTTTTACAACATTTTCTTGTAAAACCCTATCTGGTGTTATTTGTTCTTCGGGAATATTATATTCTACTTCAATGGGTTCTTGTATAACACCAAATTCTTCCTGTAGCCTTTGTAAATCAATTTCTGACATATATTCCCTTCTCTACGACTTATTTATAAAACATATTATCATAATAACCTTAAAATGTAAAATAATATTTTTAATAATTTACATTTTTCAAAAATGCGTTATAATAGATTTATCTGAGGGGGCGGGGAAATATATTGCATTTGTTATACTTTTAAAAAATTCTAAAATACATTTGACAATCTATAAAGAAAAATATTATAGTTAACACTATGAAAAAAGACAGTATAATTAGTTATCAGCTTTCTTAGATAATTCTTGATTGACAATTTACCATTATGTAAACTAAAAATTTACATAATATGATTATTATTTACATAATAAGGCACTGCACCAGACAGTAATTCCGATGCGATCTATAACCGCCAGTGAGATTGATCGTTATTTGGAATGTATATCTAACCATTTTTGTTTGTCTAATTTATAAACAATAGTTCCTGAATTTGCAACTGAATATACTTTGCCTTCTGACATTAAATTCATTATTTGTTTATGAATCATTGGTTTTCTTTGAAAGGTTTTACCTGTATCTGTATAAACATTTATAAATCCATTTCCTTTCCATGATACAAAATCAAAACCAAGTGTTTCCATACTTTGAGCAGAATTATGGTCTGCATCTACATAAAATAACAACGATTTAACTTCAACATCATTCTTACCTATTTTAACTATTGGATAATTTTCTAAAAAATATTTAATACATTTGCTAGCCCCTCCTATTACTTGTGTATTAAGAAGTGTTGCAACTCTTATAATTTCCAACTGTCCTGGTTTATTATGATTATAAAACGCACTTCCAAATGTATAAACATAAACCAAAGTTCCTTTTTTAAATGGTTCTTTATCTTTCTTTAAATAAAGACCTATATTTTTATTGGCTGGCCTATAACCATAGAAACAATTAAGTTCAAGAAAAGGTCGTAGTTCTTTATTTGAAACTATTCCTATTTCACATTCTCTTGCATATATTCTATTTTGTATTTTTCCAACAGCTGTTTTTATATATGATTTTAATACTTCCCATTTTCTCGGATAATTTTTTATTATATTACCATTAGATTCTTTTATATCATAACATTCATTTATTTCAAAATCTTTTATCCATATCGTTCTTATTCCATTATCAGCATTTTCATGTGAAATATCAATAAAATAACTGTGTTTAATGCCTTTTATACCAAATCTCTTACTATAATCCATTTTATATACATATGAATTAACATATCTTATCTCTATAATCTTATCATTAAGACCTTTTACTGTAAAAATACATTGTGTATCATTACCATCTGGTTTGTTTACAGTAAAAGGTATATCATTTTCATTTAAAAAATTACTAATTTTTTCAATGTTTTCACAATCTTTTGACATTTTTTAACCCCTTAATATTTCATTTTTTATATAATTTAAACAATTTTCTTTATTTGTTATCCATTTTTGCTCATCAATTATCAATAATCTTATTTCATTATTATCACAATATTCCCTTTTTATTTTATCACGATTCATAACATCTCTTATTGAATGCCAATAAACACCATTAAATTCTATTGCTATCTTTTTTTCAGGCATCCATATGTCCAATTCTAACATTTTATTAGTATATGGATTTTTAATAAGTGTTCGATCACCATTTATTATAGTTCCATTATAAAAGTTTTTAATATAATTTATTATTTCTTCTTCAGCTTTAGATTTATTAATTTTATTATTACAATAACACCTTTGACCTGATTTGAACCAGTTCCATTTTGTTTTCCATTCATGACCATTGGGGCATTTAAGTGTAATATAAGATAAAGCATTTTTATATGGTGTTAATAAAACATAACCTTCTTTTTGTATATATTCTTTCACATACTCGTTTGTAAATTTTACTCCACCATTACAATAAGAACATCTCTGCCCCTGTTGAAAATTATTATAACGCATAAAAATTAAATGTCCTTTTGGGCACTTCATCTTTAATTTAGTAATAGCATTTATATATTCTGATAATAATTCATATCCTTCATTTTCAAGTATTTTTCTAACATTTTCAGTTGTATTTTTAGCATTACCATTACAATAAGGACATCTAACACCATTTTTAAATCTCTTAAAAGAAACCTCCCATTCATGTTTATTTTGGCAAATAACTTTTAATTTTTTATTTGTGTTTTCATATTCATTTGATACTACTATATATCCATATTCATTAAAATATTTAAATACATTACTTTTTTCATATTTTACATTATTAGCACAATATTTACAACGATGTCCTTGTTGAAAATCATTCCATCTCATTTCGGTTACATGACCATTTGGGCATCTAATAGGTAAAGGAGCTTTGGCATTTTTATAATCACGAGATAAAAGTTTATATCCTTCGTTTCTTAATGACTTCTCGAATATCTCAATCATAATATACAATACCACCATCATATTTATAACATTATAAATAAACATTGTAAACATTAATGAATAATAGTTTACAATAACTGTTCATGACAGTATATTTCTAAAAAAACAGGTGGTGTTATGGCTTATAAAAAGGAATATATTTATGATTATATAAAAAAAGAAAGATATGTTCACTTATCCGAATTTAAAAATGTTATTACTAAAATGAAAATGATGTGTCCAGAAGGCCATAAATTTGAAATGACATTCTGGAACTTTAAACATAATCATAGGTGCCCAATATGTGCTAAAATTAAAAGAGCAAAATCGAATGAAAAATATACTGAAGAATATGTAAAACAGACGTTAGAGAAAGAAGAATATTCATTATTATCACCTTATGAAAAATCATATAGTAAGAATATTATAGTATCATGCCCAGATGAAAAACATCCACCATTCAAAACAACTTTTACAAGATTTCTTATCGGTTCAAGATGTAAAATGTGCTATCATCAAAACAAAGCTGGTAAATATTGTTTAAAAACATGGAAAGAATTAGAAGAAATAATAAATGTTGAAGGTTACAAGCTCTTACCATCAGAATATAAAAATCAACATACCCCTTTAAATATTCAATGCCCAAAAGGACATATATTCAAAATGAGATATGGAAATTTTCGAGAAAAACAAAGATGCCCTATCTGCAATTCAATAGAACAAAAATCATCACAAGAACGAGAAGTATTAGAATATGTTAAATCAATATATAATGGTGCTATAATAGAAAATGATAGAACCACAATCTTTAATAAAACTAATAAAAGAAAATATGGTTTAGAATTAGATATATGGATACCCGAAAAAAGAGTAGCAATAGAATTTAATGGTGTTTATTGGCATTCAATTCCATCAAAGAAAAAAACCGACTCAATCAAAATTTCAGAATGTAATAAAAATGGTATTATCCTTTTAATAGTTACAGATTTAGAATGGAAAAATAATAATAAAGATGTAAAAGAGAAAATAAAGAGATTATTGGAGTATCAATAATAAAAAAAGGAGTAGTGAAATCACCACTCCTTTTATTTTTTATCAGTATTATTACCAATACATTAGTTTGGCAGATTAAATACTGTGATCTTTTGATAATAATTCTTTGAACCAAAGATATGCTGATGAATAGCGTATCTGCTCATCAAACCAACAGTTGGATGGAAAGACTGTTCAAAGACTGTCTTAGAAACCATTAGCTGAACATATGGTAGATATATGATACCTGCATCATATTCAGATGGTCCCTTGTATCCAACGGTACAATAATCAGAAGCAGCGAAGGTATCGCGATAAACTGTGATACGTCCATCAAGAGAACCAAGCTTTGCTACACCAGACACCAGAGTGTTTGTTTCACCATCTGTTGGCCAGAGAACAAATGAAGAAAGACCTTCAAGAGCTGCACATGTCATAGGTGATGCGATAACAAAGTTACCGGCTCCTCTACGAGTATTAACAGCAATTGCATTAGCTTTTCTTACAATCATTGAGTACAGGGTTCTATATTTTTCAGCCTGCCAACGACCATCAGCATCATTGATATTAGAATAGTCCCAACCGGCTGATACAGCTACTGTATTGATGGTTGATACAAGTTCACGATCAATTTCAGCTGTGATTTCGTATGCCAGAATATCCATCATTTCTTCTTCAAGATCAAGACCGTGCATTGCCTTCAAGTCTTGAGCAACTTCAAGAGACCAACGGCTTCTAAGCTTACGGGTTTTAGCTTCAACCTGTGCTTTTTCGACTGTCATATTCACTTCATTGATAGCGGTTCCAGAACCCACACCAAGACCGACATCACCTGATGTATTAGAACCAAGAATTTCACCAGCAGATGTTACCACACCAGTACCAGTAAACCCTGAACCAGTTCCAGAATAACCAGCATCCATGTTATTGTATCCAAGTTCATCGCTGTAAGT